TAAATATAACTGCGCTATCAAGGTCAGGCAAAGCACCTAAAGAAACAGTGGCACTACCTGTTGAATAGTCAATTGTGCCGCTGCCATAAGCAGGCACTGCACCAGCTATTGTGCCATCCCCTTGATCGGTTAACACATACCAATTACCTTGTGCTTTATATTTTATCACTACACTTCCTGCCGCTGGATACGGCAAAAGAGTAACTGCCAAAACGCTTGTCCTGGTTTCGGCCGTAATAGAATATGCCATTGTGCAACGCTTTATGCGTGGCCGTGCCGCAGGGATAGCAATTACTTTAACGTGCAATGAACCATCATGAGATAGGGTTATTATCCCTGTTTCATAGTCAACAGTGCCATCATAATAGCCCGGTATATTGCCTCCACCATCATCATTATAACCGTTTACTTTCACACTCCCAGGCAACAACCCTATTCCACAATAAACTGTGATAACCCCATCAACACTGTCAAAATCATCATCAACCAGCGTGTATTCTGTATTGTCTGCATTTGTGGCTTGATAACTGCCATAACTGCCTGTTGCATCTCTATTTGAAAGGGCATCACTACTTTGAGCGCATGGCACAAGATTGTGGAATATATCATCAACTTTCACACTATCATCACCCTTATTTGCAGGGGTAACAAGCTTTTTGATGCTATAATAGTGCATTGCATCCTGCACGATTGTCATGTAGAAATATGTATCTATAACAGTTCCCCCACCTTGCGTATAATGAAACCCATCGTGTTCATATTGCGTTTGTGCCCAGAGTGTCAAACACAATTCTCTCTTTTTGCTGTCTTCTTTCTGCACTTCAACCTTTTTTATCTTTATAAATTCGCCATCTTCGCCATCTGATTCTTCTAGATATAAAACAGAGTTAACAGAAGGTATCTCATCTTCTATATCTTGCTGCACAAGTAATGCCTGAGAGCCTTGCACATGTTTCCCCATCAGTATGTATGAAGTCAATCTATATCCTTGCACAACATACTCTTGAATACGGTCCACTGCATCTTTTCTGACATCAGTAGAGCTTTTTGTTGTGCACATACAGCACTTGACTTTTTCGTCCTCAGCGGACTTAGTGATAATCACATGCCCACCATAAAAAGGATTAGTTGTATTGGTTAGCACTGCGGGAAAGGCCTTTCTTAATTGCACACGGCCATAAGTCCTGTCAAGTCTTGATATATCAGGAAAAAGATTGTTTATCTCTCCATCTACAACCTCATTCCCTGTCATCCTCCCGCCGCCCTCATCACTGTCATCAAGCCGCTGTGATTTCATCAATTTTATATCGTTGTAGGTTATGGCCATCTTAGACCTCCATCAGTCTAATTGTCACATTGTTGAAATATTGCAGGTTAGGTAAAATAGGGTCTGCACTAAAGGGCCCCTGTTTGTATCTAAATCTTACATTGAAGCTTGTATTATCCGCAAAAGTTAACGTCATATTTTCTCCTGCATCCGCAAGTTGTTGCAGTTTATCAAGTATATTTTTATCAACCCATGCATAATCAACTCCCCCTTTTAGGGTTATCGGTCTCCCTTTTGTCTGTGTGGCTGTTTGAATAACAAGATTGCCATTCAGAGTCACTTGCACATTTTCTTTTGTTTGTGTCCATTCATATTTATCAATCCATTCTAAGTCATCAGGCAAATTGACTGTTACTGTGCTATTTTCAAGTTTCATTTACGCATATCCCAATGCTTTTAATTTTTCTATTTCTGCAAGTAATCTATCAACAACACTTTTTTCTGCTTTAACAGAAAAAGTCCTATCCCCAAGCAAAATATTTAAATCCACCATAGACTTTGGGGTTTCACTTTCTGTTTTTTCTTTTGTGGGGGCTATGTAAGTGTATGGACCAGGCACTTTTTCCTCTGTTTCTACACCTTCGAGTGCTCTTGCTATCTCATCTTTATGCAATTCTCTTTGTTTTTCCCACCACTTAACAAATTGCCTATAAAAACCATCAATACCCATAAAAGGTTGATGCCAACCGCCAAGAGTCCGCCAGGCCGCATCCATAGCTGTTTTAAGCTTACTATATACCTTTCTCGCTTCTGATAACTTATCTCCAAGTAAATTGACAGGCCATGAAAATTTAGCTTCTCTTTCACCCGGCCCCATAAACCCCATACCTAATGTATACGGTACGACAACACCACCTTCGCTAAAATGCTGAATTATTTTAGGTAAACGCAAATTATTGATTGCATAAAGTAAAGATAAATACTCTTTTGTTGCCTCTTTCTTGACTACAAACTCTCCAGGCTCAAGTAAGGCAGGCACAATATCCCCACCACCATAGCCTGCTATCTTACCACCTGAAGCATGTTTTTCAGCTCCTGGTGCCTCTTCTTGCACATACTTAACATGAATGTATTTTGTAATAGGGATAGCTAGCTTATCTAGTTCTGTCTTTATTTCGTTATAATTATTTACATTAAGTGTAATATCCTTTTTCTCGGGTTTTGTAAGCTCACTCATTAATTTCTGTATAGTTTTTATCTTTTCCTCATAATCAGTTTTCATATCTTGAGCATGTTTCTTTTCTTCTTTTAAAATTTTTGTTATCACGCCACTTGCTTGTTGTATTCCTGAGACAGCTGTTTCAGTTGCATCCTTTAAATTAATAACCACTTCTTTGTGTCCATCTTCCGTCGTCTTATAGACAGTCGTTGATAGATCTGCGTATTGACGTTTTGCCTTTTCTGCATATTCCTTAGCCAATTCAAAATTACCCTCATGCAGTGCCTGTTCTGCTTTTGCAAGATTTTCTTCTGCTTCTCTTCTTCTATCATACCAGGCTTCTTCCTCAGACATAGTTTTACGTCTGAGGGAACGGATTAATTCTTCAGTGCTTTGATTTTCACGCCTGATTAACTCCTGATACATAATTACTTTGTTTTTCCATTCCTCTGCCGCCTTACTTGCGTCCTTGTATGCCTTCTGAAGTTCCTTTCCTAAGGCCTGGGCATCAGCTATCGAAAGCAAATAGACAGGGTGTAAGGCTTGCATTGAACGACTCACTCCTAAAACACTTGTATGACCAACGTCCCTAACTTGATGCAAGGCCTTTACAATATTCTTTAAAGTTGCCTGATACTTTTCTGCATTTTTTTGTGCTTCTTTGGCTTTTTCTGTCTGAAATGGTAAAGGAATGCCTAATATTTTTTTTGCCTGTGTGGCCTCCATCTCAGCCGCATTAGCCTTGTATGTGTAGTATTTCATAGCCTCTATGAGCTCTCTTTTATATGCTTTTCGTTGTTCTTCCGTCAGATTTAATATTTCTTTTTGAGATAATATTTGCACATTTGCTGCTTCTTTGTAATTCTTTGCCTGTGCTTTATAGTGATTGGCCAAACTCTGATTTTCTTTCATGACATCATTTAAACTTTTCATTTCATTAGCCAGCTTTAATACATTATGAACTGCCAGCGCCGTCGTAACTCCGAACACACCCAACATAGCTGCTTTAGCTAATGTTAATTTAGTCGTGAATAAAGTAGTTAAGGGTATAGTTGTATGTAATTGAACAATAAGAGACCCTAGCCCTGTCACTATAGACCCAAGACCTGCTTTCCACAAAGCAAAGGCTGCTCCAGCCCCTATCAATGTTTTTATGTATGCCCTTGTGGGACCATCCACTTGTTCAACCGCCTGTATAAACTTGTTTATCTGTGTTACAACTGGCAAAAGTGCATTGGCTATAAATTCACCAATTGAAATCCCAAGCCTCTCTATCTGATTCTGAAACATTTTTAGCTTATTTTCTGGTGTGTCTTTCATTTTATTATAAGCCTCTGGCATTGCCCCTGCTCTGTTTTGAAACACACCAACAGTATCAGTCAAAGTTTTAAAATTCCCTGCAAGGGCCAAAACAGCCGTTCTTGCTCCCACATCTGGGATAAGTTTTCGCATCAGTTCTGGCTGGTCAGCATATTTAGCCAGCTCTTTAATGGTTGGAATAAGCCCTTTCCATGTAATCCCAAGCTCATCCATCACTTTTTTCGCTTCGACCCCTGGAGAAGCTAAAGCCGTTAGAGCCCCACGCAAATATTCTATCGCCTCTGGGGTTTTGATACCTGCCTTAGTCAAAGTAGCAATAGCAGCCGAGAGGTCTGAAAAGTTTACATTCGCACTTTTGGCAACAGGCAAAACCTTTCCGATGTATTGGGCAAGTTCAGGAAAAGTAGTAACACCCTGTTTTACTGTCATAAAAAGCGTGTCATAAACATCACCTAGCTGGTCAATACTCATTCCATAAGCATTGATAACACTAACGCCCACCTTAGCCGCTGTTTTGGTATCTGTAAGACCCGCAATTGCCGCTTTTGCTGATAGTTTTAAGACCTCCACGCTATCTTTTAGTTTTACCCCAGCACTAATTATGTCATACTCTGCACTTGCCAATTGGCTGGCGCTTTGAGGTATTTGTGTTGTCAAATCAAGGATAGACCTCCGCAAATTATTGAGATTTTCTTGTGAAGTATTGAGCAGTGTATTTACCTCGGCCATCCTTGTTTCAAATGCACTATAAACACCAAAGAGTTTCACTAAAGAATAACTAGCTGCCGCAAGGCCGAGCAAGTGATTTTTAATCTGGGAAAAAGTCCCTGAAAGTGTTTTTGTTGAGCCTTGTAACTCTTGCATCTTCGCCTTAAGATTTGCCTGGGCAACTGCGTAGTCTTTCGCAGTTATTTCACCTTTTTTATACGCAGCCGTCAGTCTATCAAAAGCCCTTTCCATTTCCTCGGTTTTTTTCTTAAGGGTAGCAACAGGGGTAACATCCAGGGTTTTTAGAGCTTTTTTAAGAGATATGGTTTGCTCCTGGGCCTTTTTGATGTTTTGTTGAGATTCTTTGGCAATAGTTGACAGGGTTGGCTTTGTTTGTATGGCTTTGATTACAAATTCTAAAACTTGTTTAGCGCTTGCCATTTTGTTCTCTTAGAAGTTTCATTGTTTCTTCATAGGACATTAAAAAAATAGGAAAAGGGTATTGCCAAGCCTGTGTGTGGCCTGCCAGTATCAACTGGCAGACCGCCCGGGCTAACTGTTTTGCAGCGTCTTTTCCTGTAATTTGCGAGCAGTCTCTAGAAGCTCGTCTACTGCTTTTGAAAAAAAAGGGTTCAGCTCTCTTATAGCCTCCCTTACTTTTGCCAATACATGTTCAGGCATTTGTTTGATTTCCTCTTCTGAAAGCCCTGTCGTTAGCTTTATGATGTATTCATCCAGGTCTTTGAATAGAAAGCTAATACTACTGAGTTTACTTTCTTCAGTGTTATTAAGCCTCTGCAAAATATCCTCCACCTCTGCAACCGTGAGGTCGTGCACTTCTATCTTTTTGCCACTAAATTCAAGCGTTTTTATTTTTCGTGGGAACATAGGCTATTACTCCTCATATTCAATGTAATATGGCTCATTCTTCCCTTCTGGAGTAAGCAAAGTGCCTTCAAGTGCCAAAGTGGCAAAATCATCTGCCAAAAAATCAACTTCTTTGGTTGTTTTTAACCTCGCCTCATGAACATAAACCCTGCAGGGTTTACCATTAACCTGGTTAATACCATCAAGAATTAAGGCTCCTTTAATTTCTGCATTTTGTGAACCTAGAATCTTCATTCCAGCTTCGTCATAATCATAGGAAACATTTAATGTTTCTCCGTCTGTTATGTCACCACTCTCGAGCGCCTTAAGTAGTCCAACGTTGGTATTTACCTCATAATCTGTTCCTTCCACATAAGTTGTCGTCCCTCCGCTGTCTTTCACAACCACACTAGAAAGCCCACTATGCGCAAGCTTCACATAATTGCCAATACTAGCAGTTACTTCCTCATCTGTAACATTCCCTGTGCCTGCCCCTTCCTCCACGTTTCCTCGCAATGCTGCTGCAAGATTGTTTGCATTAAAATCATCCATTTCAATGCTGATTTTTGCAGGTTTTGGGATAGCAACTCTGTCAAGGGCTTGTCCATAAGTATCTGTCTGCCTGGAAATCCTTTCTTTGATTTCTGCATCTGACTCATCTATAGCAAATTTAATAGCATTCCCAACAGGCAAATATTTCCCCTGCTTATTTCTGTCTAGATATACTTGCCCTTTTCCTAAAAATCCTGCCATTTTTTATCCCTCCATCATAATATTTATTATAGCCAGTACATTTAGGCTTCCTCCCTTACTTCTGTCTCATATACCTGCCCAAAGGCCACTATGCGCTCATCATGATACAGTAGCCTTTCCCTGGTAATACTCAGGGGCGTCATTTTAAAATCAGCGAAACGCACATCATTTAATGCCTCTTTAGTTGCTTCTAAAAATGTATAAACTTCTTGTCGAGCCTTATCCTTTCTGAAACTCTCACATGCCACAATTACTGTCCAACGCATCCGCCTTCTGAGTATTAAATTTTGTCTATCAAAATCTCCCCCCTCATACACTACTAATGCACAAGGCATAAGCCCCAGTATTTCTTTATAAGTTTGCCGTGCAAATTCTCCTTCATATCCCTTGACTGTCCTGAAATCTGCTATTGTCTTAATTTTATCTACAATCGCTTGCTCAAACTCATTCAGCATTACACCTTCCCGCCTGACATCAAGTTGTGTAAATGCCTTTTTAAAATAGCAAATACTGCTTCCTCATCCTCACTTGGCAAATATTCATCTGGCAGAAGCCTTCTAATGGGCATATATTTAGTCCCAAACTGATGAAACCGTGCATAAAACCCATCTTCATATGTGCCAATTCTAGCACTCTCTTTATCTGCTTTTGGTGTAAAGCTGTCCTGCATTATACCTGTATCACGTAAAATCTGTGCTACTGGCCCCGACCCCTTACCTTTTCTTCTTCTTTTTAAAGTGCTTGGTTTAAGTGGTTTCCAGGGCTCACCGTAAGGGTCTTCCTCTTCACGCCACTTAAGCTGCCAATTTGCTAAAAGCTCTTCCGCTATCTCACGCATCACAGGTGTTAAATCAGAAAACCCTGCCTGTAGCCTTCTTAACATTCCTTGCACACGTTCTAGGCCTTTGGGTTCAATTTCTATATACATTTAAAAATCCTTTAAGCTTCCTCTAGTGAAAATACGTTCATTAGCCGTAATCTCTGGTTTATTCTCTTGAGGCACATCCACCTCTTGAGATATACCTAAAGAAGCTATACCCTTAGCAATATCTTTCAAAAACCTCACAGCATCCTCATAATTTTGCCTTCTTTCCTCTGTCGGCGCCCTGCGTCTGCTCTCTAAAAAATACACCGTCATATCAACCGCTATCTTTTTAAGAACTTCAGGCACTACCTCCAAAGGCAATTTATATCGGGCCCCGAGATAGCTATCTATAATAGCCTCTGCCTGACTAATACAGGCATTCACCCGCTCCGTATTGATAGACCCAAGTTCTTCATCATCCGTTAAACTTATCAACTCCTCTTCACTTATCTGACTAAAAAGATCATCTTGTGTTATATAAATACCCATCCTAACCTCTTCTTAAAAATCGCTTCTAAGGTGTTCAAAACGCGTTATAAACAGGGGGTCGGAACAAAACAGGTAGAAGAATATACAATCACCCCCTCCTCTTTTTTCTGAGCCGTTTCTGTTTCTATTTTTTTATTTTTTCCTCTACATTTTTGTGTTAATTTTGCCCTAACCCCTATTCAAACCATAATTTTTTAATCAAGGTATGGCACTACTAAAAGGTCCACTGCCTTATACAGCACGTTAGTAGAACCGTTTATCTCCCGGCTATGAAGCAAGGTTTCAGCTGCATCTCTATTAGAAGGCCCCACTACCATCAGATTTGGTGTAATTCTTAAGGGCACGCCATGTTCATTTTTAATACTTTCCATTGCCTTTCTTGCTGCCTTAAAATTAGTCTCATCCAATGTTGCCTTACTGCCAAATGCCTGCATCCAAAAGCCATAGCCAGCATTACCTCTGTAATCCACGCCATAGAGAAATTCTTTTCGCAAAAAGACATTTGAATCTGTAGGTCTATCAAGGGCCACAAACTCCGGTTGCCGTCTAAACTGCATAATCAATGGTTTCACTGGCTTGGTGGTATCAAGCAGAAACCAAGCCGCTCCACTTCCAGTCTGTATGTTGCTATAAGTAGTCTTGCCAATTTTATGGCTGTCATTAAAAAAAGACTTCTTATCAAAACACTTCCTGCTAAACCCTTCTTTCAGCAAAGTAAAAACAAGTTCATCTGGATGCTGTTTGGCCGCACTAGCCAGCTGTTGAATAATTGGTTTGTAAACGCCAATGTTATCATCTTCAATATCATCTCGATCAACCGCTACAGTTGCCTCAAAAGGCTTATTTACAACTTCATAAGAAAATGCCGAAAGATTCTTAACCTGCCTTTCACCAATCCATTCTCTCAGTGTAGGCAGTGCCCCCAACCATTTGTAATCATTACTTTTTGTTGTAGATGGCACCCTGGTTGCCACCTGTTCCCAAAAAGTTTTTGTATTTTCAAGCTGCTGATTAAAAATGGTCTTAAAATTTACATAAATGCCTTGTAATGTTTGCTGATTTATAATCATCTCTTATCCTCCTACTTATAAAATTCTACCCAAACGCCTTCATCATCCACATCAAACACCTTGCCGGCCACACTCCTTGTGCCACTGCCATTTGTCTTAGCTACCGTTTCATCGTCAACTAAATAGCAATCGCTCCCTATATCAGCCCTGGTAATTTCATCATCAGAAGAAGAATTGTTATATCTAAAAATCCCCCTTCTCACATTTACAAATACATCTCCATCACTCCCGTCGCTATTATCCACATATTCCTCCGCCCGTCCAATACAAACTAATCCCGTAGCCTCCGCAGCCGGTTTGGCATATCCGCCATCAAGGACTACCATGCCCCCGGCATAAATCTTCACCCCTCCTTTAACAGGCAATTGCCTCAGAAACGTATAAAAGGGGCAAATTTGCGGTGTGTCTCTATCTGCGCTTAAACTCATCTTATCCCTCCTTTAAGGCATATTTTTTTATATCATCAACACTTATTTCCATCTGCTTGGCAATCATAATGGTTGCATCATCAAGGCCATCTGCATTTTGCTTAACTGGTTTAGCTATGCCATCACCAACAGGCACTATTTGAGGTGCCTTCTGGACATATACCTTAAACCCTTCAATGTCCTTTCTGGCATAGTCTAAGGCCCACTCTTTCTGGGCAGGTGTAATCTTGCCCTTTTTTAAAGCCATCTCTACTATCTCTTCAGTTTCTTTTGCCAAAAGTTTTTCTTTTAACTCCTTGACTTCTTTTGCCAAATCATTACTTGTCTTCATGCCCTGCTTAAATGCCAAAATGGATGCTTTCACCTCAGAAATACCAGCATCTTCTTTTAACTCAAGCAGCTCCAGGATCTCTTTAGGAATAGCGTCTTTCTTTTGTTTATAGGCCTTAATAGCCTTTAATGCCTCGTCTTCTGACGATACCCCCAGGATTTCCAAAATTTTTTTCATAGCTTCCTCCTCTTTTTGTTTATTTATTAAAGGCTTTGCATTCATGGTGGCAGGAAGATTGGTTAAGGCCACCGTCTGGATATAAATCGCCCGTCCACTCTCCTCATCAACATAGACTACAGGTGAAAAATAGCGATATTCTTTGTTAGCAATATATTGTTTTGCCCTTTCTGTCCATTCAACTTTTGCATGAACGCCATCTTCCCCTACATATAAATCCTTAATCCAGCCCGCCGCAGGTGCTTGTACATCCTTTAATGTTTGATGCTCATAATCAATCACAATATCATTCCCAATCTCTCTAAAAATAGACAAAACCAAAGCCGCTGCTTTCTCATCAACTACATATTTACCCTTAGTTGTTTCCACCTCTCCAAAGGGCAAAAGCAAAATATCTGTTGGCACATCGTTTTCTGCTTTAAAGGCAAGGGCCTTTGCAGTCTGCTTCTTTGCATCAACTAGCTCTAAGAGCCTGCCTGCCGCTTCAAAAATATCCCTCTCTCCTTGTTGCGCAGCTCTTTGCCTAATAGCAATTAGCCCACTTCTATATACATTCCCGTTTTTCCCAAATGGATACTTCCAAGCCTCTTTAGTTTCAGGATTGGCATCTGTGTCATGACCTAAAAACCACTTTTTATAAACATCATATTTAGGTGGGTCTCCCAGTAAGGCATTGCCATCATCAGCAGAAAAGCTCCAGGCATCTTTTTTATTTACCTTCCCTTGTCTAATAAGGCTTAAAGCATGCCGATAGCCGGCCTGATTTAAAACAATAGGCATATTGCCCCCCTTCTATTTTTAAAAACTATAAATGTTAGCTTAGCAGCGTGTGTAAAATCTGCTAAAAAGAATTGGCGGTTGACAGCCTTACTAAAAATCATTAATATAGAAATATGCAGGAGAGTTTTTGGGAACATAACCCTAGCAAAAAAGAGATTGAAAAGCTTTTTGGTGAGTTAAAAAAAGAAGAAATTGAAAAACGCTTAGGTCCTCCCCCTCATTATGCCCACATTGTTGATTTATATTATCTACGTGGGCAAGACGAGAAAGCAAAAGAGTATCTAAAAAAAATGGGTTTAACTTGGGATCGGTATATTGCTAATGCCCACTTTGACGTTTTTTTAGAAGAAAATTGATAAAAGGTTCCCATTTCTTTTTGAATTCTTCTTCAGATACCTCCCAGCGTGTAGCATCATACATCATATCTCTCAATTTCATTTTAGAATCTAACGAATCAATATTTAACTTTTCACTCATATAACTCTCTACATCAGAAGATTTTATTAAAGTGCCTCTTTTTGACAATTTTAAAAGAGGCCTGGCATCTAACTTAAGACGCTTAAAAAGCCAGCGGTTTTTTTTAACCAACCAGTCATATCCATAGCCTTCATTTAAGGTTTTTGTTGCGAATCTAGGAGTATAACCAAAAGCCTGTAAAAGTTCCCCATAAGTTAGCCTTGCCCGCCATTGATGGAAGGTTTCCATAATAAGTGTGTCTTTTTCAGGTAATAAAAACTTGTCTCTTATGCTTTGGCAGCTATGCAATATCTCATGCCATAATGACTCAAGTGAATATTCTTCGTTAAAAGTAAGGGGAGCACCCTTTCTCATTTTCTTTAAAGCATTCTTTAAATCCTTATTGGGGCAAAAATTATTATAATCATAGAAAGTTATATTGCTGATTCTTATTTCATTATCTCGTGTGCAAGCCATAAAATAGCGTTTGCTCCTCACTGTTTTTATTTCCCGGATATTAAGATTAAGTCTCTCATTTAGGAAATCCTTTAATTCAGAAATCGCCTGGGGAATTTTTTGTGGTGGTTTAAAAATTTCAGGATTTATTTTAAAAAGGTCTTTATATTTTTTTCTATATTTCTCTATATCTAACTCAAAAATTACCTTCCCCGGATTATACTCAAATCCCTGATCTGGTTTAACCTTTACTCCCTTTCCCTCGCTTATTTGAAGCCCTCTGCTCTGAACCTGCCTTTTAGAAAGGCTCACCACCCTACAGCGGCAGTTAAATCCATTTGGTGGATACCAGGTTTCCCAAATCGGGTCATCCGCCCTAAATACCTTGCCATCCATTGCCGCATGACTTGGTCTTGTGCGGCTGTCATTGACCGCATCATACATCCAATATGGTCTTATATCTGCCATTTCTTTTTGCTGTTTATACCTACCTGCTTGATATGCTGTTTGCACATTTGTCCTAAAAATTGTCTCCAGCCTCCAGGGCCTTTTAAACTTAGGGTCATACCAGCCCCGTCTTTTCATTATCTCTTCAAAATCTTTTTTAAAATTTGCCAGCGTTGTCCCTTTGGCAATGGCCTTTTGTATTTGTTCATAAATATCAGCCAACACATCAAGCCTCATCACACCAGCCACAGTAAAGGCCTTTGCGTGCATCTCTTGCCAAATCTCATCCCATCTTTCAGAGAGAACAAGTCCTTTTTGCTCAAAAAACTTAATTGCTTCTTCCGGAGGCAAGGGTTCTAATTTAAGCATGTTTTACTTTGCTGAAAACCTTCCAAATAAATCCGCCATAAACATGGCCCTGGCAAGTAATTCCTGCAATTCTGCTGGCGTATAAATCTCACTAAAAGTCGTCATAATCTTCTCTTCCATTTCCTCATAACTTTTGCTTTCAAGCACAATCTTTACAATCGGGTCTAAAAAAGTGCCCATTTGCTGATTGGCTAAGTCAACCGCTCTTTCAACCAACCCCTCAATACTTTGCTGTTCAGCAGTATATTGCTTTAAATTCTTTGTCTTTGCCTTAAGCACTTTAGGCATCTGTAAAGGCACAAGCGTATCTTCTTCATCTTTTGGCGGTGGGATATTAAACTTGCCATAAATCCAGCTTTTACTCATCGGCACACCTACATCTTTAAAAAGAGTGCTGACCGTTTTTGCTTCTCTCTCTTTATCTTCTGGCTTCTTTACCACAAACCCAATATATGGAACGGGTGTATCAAAGCCAAAATTCCATCCCACTAGAGGTAGAAAAAGTTGTTTTCTAATTGTCTTGGCCATCGCTGTCGCATCTGCACTCAAAAGGTCAAGCCTTACTTCATTATGCACTTTAGCGGCAGCATAGCTGCCTCTATCGCCCACCTCAACACTCAAAGTTTGCCCCAAAACTGCCTTTGAAACCTCGGTATTAGATAATTTAACCAATCTATCATACACATCCACTGTGGCCTGTTTGATCGCTTCCACAAATTCAATCTCTGTGTCTTTTGATATGATGCCTGCGGCATCACTGCCAAGCTGCTGGATAGCCTGTTTAAGTGCCTCTTTGGCTGGTTCTGTAGCGGTCGGATCATACTTGCCAAGTCGCAAAGGCATCCCATAAACTTCGCTAAATGCCACCCAATCCTTTATTGAATAATGCTTAAAAAGAAACATCCAGCAGCACACCCGCAAAATTGGTGCCCTGTTAGGATGCCCTGATAAGGGCTTATACTTATGGAACAAGAACTTAAAAGGCGGTATTTCTATACCATTTGGGGCATCTTCGGTAATAAGCCGGGGATATGGTTCGTCCCACGGCCACACAAACCTTTTTTGTTCAACAAACTTAACCTCTTTTGGCACAGCTTGTCCTTCTGAAACATCCCAAATAACCTCCGCACTAGCAAAACCACGGGGCACGGCCGTCTTTAAGGCTTCTATCACTTCATCCAGATCAACTTGCTTCTCAATTACATTTTTGACAAACTCTGCCGCCTCAATATCTCTTTTCTCTTCACTAAAAGGTTCAATCTCATAATCAAGAGTAGAAAGGGCATTTTCTCTTTTGGAAGTTTCGCTTAAAATATGCCCATCTTTCTCTAACACCTCTTCAAAAAGTTCCGCCTGTCTCAAGATATAGCCCGCATCGGCCTCTCTAAAGATGCGTGCCAGCTTTTCAGGTGTTAGTCCACTACTAGGATAACTGGACCAACGGTCCCTTATTGAAGTTACAGCCAGCTCCCTTTTTTCTGGCCTTAACCCCTGTGTGTTGACCGGCCGTCCAAATTGGTCATAAATAATAATATTATTGGCCATTACCAAATACCTCCCCTTTTGTTTCTATATCTGCGCCTTGCCACCGTTTCATACTCTACTGGCCCACTTCCAGCACTAATAAGGGCTGAAACCGCCATCTCCAAAGCATCTGGCAAATCATCGTGGTCTTTTGGGAAGTTCTCTAGTTGTGTCAAAAGTAAAGTCTGCTCTTTTCTGAATAAAACAATACCTGCCTCAATAAGCGGTGAAAGCTTACTAATTCTGAATTTTTTGTTGCTTGTTTGTTTAACTCCTATCACAGGCAAAATGACATTTTGTTTTAAGGCTTCTCGTAAAAGCTGATTCCTGTAAATTTCTTGAAAACTTTGGTCTTCAAACATAATTTTGCCTGGCCGCCAGAGTATGTATTTAGTAATAATCCTATCTATTAACGTTAAATCCGATATTTTCGCTCCCTCCGCATCTAGCACATATAACATGCCACGCTCACTCAATCCCACCACAACAATTGCCGAATAATCCCCTGTCTCTTTACCTGTGGCCGGATCAACCGCCATCACTTTTACCAAATTTCGCAAATTCACATCCTCAAGCTCAAAATAACGAAACCACTCTTTCTTAAATTTCTTCTCCTCTTCAGCTATCGGTTCATTTTCCCATTCTGTAGCATAAATAGATACGCCTAATTCCTCTTTTTTCTTTGCTAAATCTGTCAAACTCCATCGCTGTGGCCATAGAGGTTTACCCGCAGGGGTAATAGCTGAAAACCTAAAACCCACCCAATTTTTCAATTTGCCACCTTTTATTTCTTTTAAAAGACGGCTGGGCAGGTCATCCGGATGCATAATTGTATTAACTACAATAATAAGTGCCCCTTTACCTAAATTCATTATGACCCGCTTAAACCATCTATAAAGCGACTCCCTCAAACTACGACTTTCCACATCTTTGTCTTTCAGTAAGTCATCACAGATTATGTGTGTTGGTCTTCTATATTTGTCTTTGATGCCCCTTATTCCTTCATTTGCTCCAACTGCCGCAATAGCATTGCCGTTTTTGAGTGTGATTTTATTTTTCTTCCAGGTACGCCCTTTTAAATCACCGAAATCCTCTAAAATTCTATCATTATTCTCAAGCTCAAGCTTGATGCTCTCTATAAAATTAGTAGCGCTTTCCCTTGATACTCCAACTACAACAGGGAAAACCCCTGCTCTTGTCAGCACCAACCACAGTGGTAACGCTTGAGACATACGAGTAGTTTTGCCATGATCCCGGGGTTCTAAATCTAAAATACCTTCAAGTTTTTCTGAAACTTTAAGGTAAATATGCCTGTCTTTTTTAATAAATTTTTTAAGAGATTTTACATCTACCTCTGTAATGGCCTGTTTATTAATAATGTCTATGATAATCTTTTGATATTCTGCAAAGGGGATAGGAAAAGCTTCTTTAAGATAATACTGGCAAAAATAGGCAAAATCTTGAGTTGCCCGTTTGATGCGGGCTTCTTTCTCTGGATCGGTCGGGCCGATGAGGTCTTTGATAATCATTTCTGAATCTCAACATTTTGGATAATCTCTAAAAGTCGTGCCTTTAAATCGGGGTACTTCTCTATCTCTTTTGCTACAGCTTGCATAATCTCCTTTTTTGCTGCCTCAAAACCCTTTTGATAATCAAGCCGTAACTTTGCCACTCGCACCTGTGCTTCAGAAAGTTGATTAACTGCTTTGACAAATGCCATAGGATTATCAAAATCAAGTTCTTCAACTGACTTAGCAAACTCAAAAAGCTTATGCGCCAGAAGTGAATTGGTTACCTCAACTACATCTGTATTGGGATTATCTCTAACCGTCTCTAAAAGAACCTTTGCCTCTTCCAGGCTCCTTTTATATATATTAGCCACCTCTTTGGCCGATTTAATGCGTCGCCTGATGCTCTCCCTGCTAATATCATAGCCTTCACTGCGTAAAATCTGCTCAATCTCTGCAATGGTCTTGCCTTCCTCATACAGTGCAAGCACCTGCTCAACCAGTCCATATATATCTACTTTCGAACGTCTTGACATTTAATCCTCTAAAAGCACACCTTCATCCCTGATGGTGCCTTCATAAATATCAATTCCTTTGGCTGTTAACCTATAAAAAACCTGTTTTTCATAACGATGCACAGGATGCAATCTCTTTATTTTTTCTACATACCCTTTATCCACAAGATATGCTAATGCTTGCCTAATATGCTTATCACGATAGTCCTGATAAAATACCCCAATTATATCCAGCTCAAGGACCATTGTGGGGTAGACACTTTTTAAAAAGTCCAGAATTAAACCACGCAATGCCCTAAAACTCTTCATTTTTTTTGTCCTTTAATTCCTCATATCGTCCTTTTAAATAAAAAAACTCTTCTCGTAAATTATCTATCTTCGTAAATAGTGTCTTTACATCTCCTCGCCAGCCAGAAATATCTCGATATAAATCTTCTTTCCTAACATAACTCTGTTCGATAAAATCAGTTTTACCTTTCAGCTCCTTAAATGTATTTTCCAGCCCTTCTATTCGCCTGCCAATTTCTTTATTAAAAAGGACAATTAAAACACATAACAAAATCAGTGCTGGTGCTGTGCCATATTGTAAAAGAAGTTTTAAAACAGTAATCTCCATACGCCTCACACTAGTTTCATCAGTCTTTCAAATTTCTTTATCAGCTCCATGAGCCGCTCAGCAGTTCTGCGACATTCCTCAGGGTCTTCAACCTCGCCACACCTAGTCCTGGCCTCCAAAAGCCAAGCCTTAAGCAGCGTCACAAAAGCCCTTGCTCTTGTAATTTCATTTTCCATTACAACACACCCACAAACCTCACCATAAAAGGCACAACCCGCTCAATGAGATCTTTACCTACGAGCGAGCCAAACCGTTGCCACAAGCCTAATAGTTTGCCCTTCTCACATTCTGTGAGGTCTTCGACTTTCTTGCCCTTAACCGTCACTTCAATTTCGTTGAGGATTTCCATTGCCTCTGCAGGCATCTTGCCAATATCCTCTCCGAGAGCTGCCTTCCAGTAGCAAACTGAAAATTCGCTGTGCTCACACAGCACAGCGGCCAGCTTGTCAGCCTGCTTCATGAACTTGTCATAACTCTTAGAAAATCTCATGCGAGTAGCACATCCTATTAAGGCAAAACATAAAAAAAATATGCCTATTACTATTACTGCTATCTTCATATCTCCCTCCTTATCTTTTCTCTACGAAAAATATATGTTGACCAATTACTTTGGTCATTCGCATCCCTTTTACCCATTCAGGCATAGCACAATAAATTGCGATGTAATGTGTGGCTCCTGTTGTAATATCTTGGCATCCTTTCATAACTGCTAGTGCACACGTATAACAATCAAACAGTGCTCCTTCTCCTAGTAGTGTTTTATCAAGCCGATTAAAAATTTCTTCTGTAAGTATATTCTGCTCTTCTTTTAAACATTCAATTTTTTTTGCAATGCGTTCTAATAATTCACGATTTGGATCTCCAGGATTGAAACAGCTAAATTGATAAGGTTTAAGAATTTCAATTTTGTAATTTGTGTTGTTTTTTATAACTCTATTTCTAACCACGCAGCCAACAGCTAAACGGCCACAATGATCTAATCCTCTAGCTTCTCCAAAGATAACGAGGGTCAAAAGTTCTAATTCATTTAATTTATCTAACATTTTGAATATAAAAGGATAAAATTAAACTAAAATAGGTGTGTAAAATCTGCTAAAAAGAGTCTTCCCAGTTGAACGGATGCCTTCTCTCAAGATACTCTAATAAAGATGAGCGAGGGACTCTCCAGCGGCCTGCCACTTTTGTGGCATCAATTTCGCCTATCACCACTAAGCGATAGATGGTGAAGTAGTCAACTTGCAAAAAATGAGCAACCTGTTTGAGTGTTAAAAAATGTGG